TGATGCGCGTGCGGCTGGTGAAGCCGGATGCTTCGGCCATCTGCTGCGCCTGGACATCCTGCGTCGGGTGGATGTAGGCCCAGCCTTGCGGCACCCAGGTGACGCGGCGGGCTTCGGCGCCTTCGGCACCGGTCAGGATGCCGGCCATGATGGCGGCGTCGGCCCAGGCGTTGCGCACCTTGCGGCAGAATTGCGGGATCAGGATGTGCCATTGCCGCTGCTGGCAGTGGCGGCGGAATTCGTTGAGGATGACGCGCAGGGCACGGTCGCTGACGCCGGACAGGTCGCCGGTCAGCAGTTCGTAGGGCAGCCCGCCACCGGCGGCCACGCCCTGGTATTGCTGGCGGGTGAAATCGCGGTAGCCGGCGCCGGCATCGGGCGGCTCGCTGAATTTGACGGTTTCACCGGGCAGCAGCTCCTGCATGGTGCCCGGCTCCAGGGCGGCCATTGGCGTGCCGTCGCTGTCGGTCTTGATCGGCAGGCCGGTCAGCGGATCGAGCGCGGCATCCTGACCCGATGCAGGGCGCTCCAGGAAGCCGGCGAACAGGTTGGCCAGCTTCTGGCGCTCCAGCACCGCGTCGTCAAAATCGCCGACACCGCGCAGGCGGGCGAGGATGGGCGCCAGCTCGGAGACGCCGCGCAACTGGCCGGGCCGGGTCGGCTCGTAGATGTGCAGCACGAATTCCGCCGGCACGCGGACGGTGGTGGACGTATCGCCGCGCCCGTCGCCCGGGTGGTGGCGCAGCATCCAGTAGGCGACGCGGCGGCCGAGGCGGTCGAATTCGATGCCCTGGGCGATTTCGTTGCCGTTGGGTGCCAGCGCATCGACGGCGGGCACCATGTCGGCTTCGACGATCTGCAATTGCAGCGGCACCGGCAGGCCATCGGCCGGCAGGCGCGGGCGCAGGCGGACGAAAACTTCGCCAGCTTCGATCCAGTTGCGCGCAGCCATGTTCTGCTGGCCGTAGAAATCGAGGATGCCGTCGGCGTCGCAGACTTCCGTCCAGTCATCCCACAACTGGCGCAGCGTGGCCTTGAGCGCGGCATCGGTGGTCTTGGGCCGGGCGATGATGCCGGTGCCGACCAGGTTGGCCGCCCAGCGCTGGGGAATGACGCGGCCGGCCCAGTCGTTGCGGGCGGCATCGCGGGCGCGGTTCCTGAGCGTACCGGCGCCGGCATTGGAACGATTGGGGCCGCTGCCGGAGGGCGACCAGCCGCGCAAGCGACGGCCAGCGCCAGCGGCGTCATACGACGGCGCGAGCGCGACGGGCGCGACGGCGGTTTTTGCCTTCAATCCGGCGTCGACCGCAGCGGCCTTGATTGATTTCTTTCGGCGCGCCATCAGAAGCCACGCCCGCCGTGATAAAGCCGGGTCTGGCGCGGACGCGGCGCAGTGACCCCGGCGCCGGCCTGCTCGGCATCGAATTGCGCTTGCAGCGCATTACGCGCGGCGAGCAGCTCGTCAACGCTACGGTATTCGACGACCTTGTCGCCTTTGCGGACCATGCGCTCGCCAGTGGCCAGCGCCTCGGTCAGGGCGTCGATATCGGATTGAAGGATGGGCATGCGCGGCGACCATGTCGAGGGTGTGCTCGGAATGGTCGCGCGGGCGGGTTATGGGTGCCTGTGGGAGGATTTCAGGCGGGGTTCAGACTGGTGCAAGTACGCGCTTGTGCGCCGGGAAAGCATGTTTCCTGGTCTTTGTAGTAACGCGGATCTGCTGTCCAGCTATTTGACAACCACCAGTGGCTTACCGGCCTGCTCAGATCGGCGCCACACTTTGTGCATGTGGCTTTGCCGTCCTCCTTAAAATGCAGTATTACTAAGCGCATTTTTCAGCGTTCGGCGCCATGCACTTCAGGCACACGGCCGTTTCCACAATCACTGTCCCCTTGCGGCTTTTCGCTTCGTGCCGGTCAATCCGGTCGCTCAGTTCCTGCAGGTATTTCCTCTTGCCGCAGCGCCCGCATTCTTTCTGGCGAAGCCCGGCCTTGTGTTGTACCTCTGCCCATTCGTGCCAAGCCAAGTAGCCTTCTGGCGCTTGGTCACCCGGCTTGAAGTCTGGTGTCGTGCAGATAATTCCGTTAAATCCACGACCGCCTAGTCTTGTGCAAGTCATCTCAAAACCCCTCAAACCCAAACTGCCGAATCACTTCCTCATCGCTCGCGACCCGCCGTTCGGCGCAGAGCACGAGCGGGATCAGGCCGAGCAGTTCGGCGCTGCGGATGTCGTTTTTGACTTGCTGGTAGGTGACGCCGGTCATCTGTGCAATGCTGTGCAGCGAGCGGCCGGCGACGCGCAGCTCGGCGGCCTTGCGGATGCGCCGCCAGCGGCCGAAGTCGGCAAGCCATGGAATGTCAATCGTTTCTCCGCCCCACTCTTTGACCAGGCGGCGGAATGCGGTTTCGCCGAGCAGGGTTTCGAGGCGGTGGCCGCTGCCAGCCTTTTCTGGCACGTAGAGCGTTTTTCCGCCCCAGATGCCGCAGACCAGCACGGTGTTGGAAAACCCGATGACGGCGCCGAGGTCTTCGGCCATGCCGTTCGGTTTGCGCTTGAATTTGGTTTCGGCGTCCATGGTCTCTATCGCAGGTAGGTTGATTTGGCGGTGCGGCGGCGCACCTGGGCGGATGGGGCAGCGGGCGCGGCGGGCTGGCTGGTTGCGGGCGCGCCTTCGGCGGCCGGCGGGTTGCCGCCGTTGCGCGCCAGGCGGGCTTCGGCTTCTGTCCATTCGGCGCGGGTCAGACGGTGCAGGTGCAACTCGGGGTGGTGGGCGGCGGCGTAGGCATAGACGAAGGTGTCGAGCGGTTCGTTACGCGCGCCGCGCTTCTTGAGGTAGCGGTTGGTTTTGGGGTCGAAGGTTTCGGCGACCATGCCGGCAAAGAAGGGCTTGTCTAGCTGGTCGCTGAAATGCACCAGGCGCTGCTCGCGTTCGAGATCGGCATCGGCGCCGAGGCGGCGGAACAGCCAGTGTTTGGCGGCGACGGTGCCGACCTGCCAGGTGTGCAGGCCGCGCTTTTCGGTCTTGCCGTCGGACTTGATGTCTTCCCACTTGGGGCGGCCGAGCACCGGGGCGTTATTGGCCTTGGCGCCGAAGATGACCATGGGGCGCTGCACGGGGTCGACGGAGTCCTGATTGGCCAGCACCCAGGCTTTGACGAACGGGGTGCGGTGGCCGCGCCCGTCGACGGCGGCGGCGGCGACGCGCAGCTTGGCCCCGCCGGCGTGCTGAATCGTGCGGTTGAGCAGCGCGGTGAGCGCGGCCCAGACTTCCGGCCGCGCCGGGTCGCCGGGGAGGACGACGTAATCGAGCGTCCAGGAGGCCATTCCCCTGCCCCAGCCGACGATATGGACTTCGAGGCGGTCGTCCTGCGTATCGATGCCGGCGGTGAGGTAGCAGACGGCCAGCGGCGCGACGCGCAGGTCGTAGGGTTCGGCGCGCTCGGCCAGCAGGTTCTGCTTGAGGGCGCGCAGGCTGGGGTCTTCCCAGGCTTCGGCGAGGCGGTCGTTGATGAAGGTCTTGAGTTTGGCCGGGTCGCCCTGGGCATCGAGCCACATCTGCGCGAGCTCAGGCCAGCGGGGGCCGAGGCCGATGGGGTAATAGAGGCAGTTGGCCCGGTAGCCACGGACGGGGTGCCCGGGGTTTTCGGCGATCCAGCGGCCGGCGGCGAGCATGGCTGGTTTGTAGTGTTCTTCGATCTCGCAGCCGCACTCCGGGCAAACGATCCAGGCGCGGGCGACGCGGCCGGTTTGCGGGCTGAGCGACCAGTGCAGGTCGGGCCATTCGTAGGCGTGCAGCTCGCCGCAGTGCGGGCACGGCAGATAGCGGCGGCGGTGGTCGCTGGCTTCCAGTTTTTCCGTGGTACGGCACAGGCCCTTGATGCCTGGCGTGCTGACGTACATGGCCTTGGACACGGCGGGGAAGGCGCTTGTGCGCCCGCGCAGCAGCTCGACGGGGTCGTCGCCGCTCTGCATGCTGGCGGCGAATTCGGTGAATTCATCGACCAGCAGGATCTTGACCGAGGTGGATTTGAGGCGCTTGGGGTTGCCGGCGTGTTCGATGTAGAGCTGGCCACCGGCAAAGTCCTTGAAGTCCTGCGTGTTTCGGGCGTCGCGGCTGACGGTGGCGGTGAGCACTTCGCGCACGACCTGGGTTTCTTCGACCAGCGGGTTGATCTTCTGGACGATGAATTTCTTCATCGATACTTCGCCCGGCAAACAGGCCATGATCGGGCCGGGGTTTTCGGTCATGGTGTAGCCGATGACGGCGGTCTCGATAGTGGATTTGCCGAACTGGATCGGGAAGCAGCAGACGACTTCGGCCACGGTGCTGCGCGCGCTCATGCAGTCCATCGGTTCCTGCAGCGCTGGATTTCGGTCGATCCGGAAGCGACCCGGCGCGGCGGTCTGCTTGCTGGACAGCCGCATGTTGGCTTCGGCCCAGGCGCTGACGGTGGTAGGCGGGCGCGGCGGCACGGTGCGCAGCGCGGTCTCGAACACCAGACGCCACGCGTCCCTCATCTGTCCGGGCTGGTTTTCGCTCATTTTTCGCCGTTGACCGCAGCAGCGTTGAACAAGCGCCGCACAGCATAGCTGCGCACCAGGCTGATCGCCGTGAACCACGCGCCGATGGCCAGGTTATCAACCAACGGCAGATGCACTCCGAACAGCGGCAGGATGGCGATCTGGCTGGCCACCGCGACGCCGTAGCCGATGGCGACGTTGGCCACGGACTCGACGGCGGACATGGCGCGCGACTGGCTCACTCGCCGAACTCCCGGCCGGTTTCGGCATGGACGGCGCGCTTGCCGGTGTATTGCTGCCAGCGACGGACGGCGACGTCGACGTAGTTCGGCGAGAGTTCCATCGCGTAGCAGATGCGGCCAGTTTGTTCGGCGGCGATGATCTGTGACCCACTGCCGCTAAACGGTTCGTAAATGACCTCGCCGGCCTTGGTGTGGTTTTCGATAGGAGGCTTCCACAGGTCAACGGGTTTTGCGGTCGGATGCTCCT